AATGAATATTTTGATAATTTATTTTCACAAATAAATAAATTGGAGGAGAAATTAGCCAAAATGGATAGTATTTTTGACAAATTAAATGCTATTGATACAAAGGTTGAAAAATATCGTGAAAAGACCCCAGAGGAAAAACTTGAATTAAGGACTTATGATTCATATCCATTTAATCAAAAGTTGTCACAATTTTTTGATGACAAACAAGTTGAAATGGAAAAGAGTGGAAAAAATGATTATGTTTTAACATCAGATGATGTTATTGATATCAACCCAAATGAGATAAAGGATTCATTTAATCCTATGGGTGATGAGGATGATTTCACAAATAATGACTTTAATTTTAGAAGATAATTTATTTTTATTTTTTTATAAAAAGGGGGTGATACCCCTTTTTTTTTCTGATAAAGTTATCTATACTTGTTAAGTAATATGTTTGTAAACAAAAACTATATAATATGTCAAATTTAGATGCCATAATGGCGCAGTATGAAAAAAACCAAAAGGGGGACTCCCAAAAATTATCCCAAGAGGATAGAATGAAACGTTATTTTACTTTATTGTTATCTGAAAAAGAAAACACAGGTCAAAGGAGAATTAGGATTTTACCAACAACTGATGGGTCTTCAGTTTTCAAAGAGGCTTGGTTTCATGAATTGCAAGTTGGTGGATTTTACCAGAAGATTTATGATCCAGCAGGCAATGACAATGAAGCATCCCCATTGAATGATGTTTACCATGCATTAAAATCAACAAAACGTAAAGATGATGATGAGTTAGCCAAAGATTATAAGGCTAAATTATTTTATGTTGTTAAGGTTATTGACAGAGACAAAGAAGAAGAGGGTCCAAAGTATTGGAGATTCAAACACAATTATAAGAAAGATGGTATTTTAGACAAGATTATACCAATCTTTAGAAATAAGGGTGATATCTCTGATATTGACAATGGAAGAGATTTGATTATTGAATTAGTTAAATCAAAAAGTCCAAAAGGAAAGGAATATACAAGTGTATCAACAATTATGTATGATGACCCAACACCATTATCTACTGATGCTAATTTGGTTAAAAAATGGCTTGATGATGAATCTACTTGGAAAGATGTATATAGTAGAAAGCCATTAGAATATCTTGAAGCAATTTCAAGAGGTGAATCTCCAAAATGGGATGAAGCACAAGGTAAGTATATTTATTTGAACACAGCAAATGCTGAAGCATCCTTTGGTGGTGAAACTGTTGCAAAAAATGCAACAATTAAAGAAAGTAAGGTGGTTGTTGATGATGATTACAATGATGATGAATTACCATTTTAATTAACCTAAAATAGATTTTTTGCACAAAGTATTGTTTTATGGTACTTTGTGCAAAAAATATCTCTTATTAAATCAAAAAAATATATGGCTATAAAGAAAAAAGCATCAGTAAGTAGTATTGATGCCATTAAAGATAAGTTTTCCACAAAGACAAAGTATAAGCCAGAAGATTATTATTCTTGTGGTGATGCATTTTATAATGCTTGTGGTGTGCCTGGTCCGGTAATGGGGGGTATAAATATGTTTCTGGGGCATTCAAATACAAGCAAGACAACTGCTATGATATTGGCTGCTGCTGATGCTCAAAAGAAAGGTCATTTGCCCATTTTTATCATTACAGAAAAGAAATGGAATTGGGCACATGCTGTTGAGTTGGGTTTAAATGCTGAAGTTAATGCTGATGGTGAATGGGATGGTGATTTCATTTTTAATGATTCATTTGATTATATTGAGCAGATGACAGAATTCATAAATGATATTTTGGATGCCCAAGAGAAAGGTGATTTGCCATATTCTGTTTTATTTTTAATTGATAGCATTGGATCAATCCCCTGCAAGATGACCTTTGATGGAAAGGGGGGTAAGATGCATAATGCTGCTGTTCTTGCTGATAAAGTAGGAATGGGCTTACATTCAAGGATTTCAAAATCAAAGAAAGAGGATTACCCCTATCATAACACATTGGTTGTTATTAACCAGCCTTGGGTTGAATTGCCAGATTCACCATTTGGTCAACCAACAATTAAGGCAAAAGGTGGTGAAGCGCTTTGGTTGGCATCTTCTTTAATATTCTTATTTGGCAATCAGAAGAATTCAGGTATTAACCATATAACTGCAACAAAGAATGGGAGGACAGTTTCTTATGCTATTAGAACAAAAGTTTCAATATTAAAAAACCATGTTACTGGTATTGCTTATAAGGATGGAAAGATATTGGCCGTACCCCAAGGATATTTGCCAGACACAAAGGAGGCCATTGAAAAATATAAAAAAGAATATTCACAATATTGGAATGGTATTTTGTCTGGGGATGGTGATATCACTTTTTCAGAAAAGGATGATGATGAAGTTATAATTTTTGAATAATATGAAGAAAACCCTGCTAATTGATGGAAATAACTTATTTACAATAGGTTTTCATGGCGTAAGAGAATTTTATGCTGATGGTAAGCACATTGGTGGGGTTTTCCATTTTTTGAATACAATTAGATTATTTCTTGAAAAACATAATCATGATAAAGTTGTTGTATTCTGGGATGGCAATGAAAATTCTTTAATAAGAAAACAGATATATCCAAAGTATAAGGATAACCGTAGAATTTCTATGGATGAGCATAAGTATGAATCTTATTTATACCAGAGGGAAAGAGTTAAGGATTACCTTGAGGAAGTTTTTATTAGGCAGTGCCAAGTGGATCAGAATGAGGCTGATGATTTAATTGCATATTATACCCAAATAGCAAAGGGGGAGAAGATAATTATTTTTTCAGCAGACAAAGATTTAACCCAATTAATTGGAGAAAATGTAACAGTATATTCACCAAGTTCAAAGACATATAGCAAACAAGGTGATTTAATTCATTTTAAGGATATTGACATACCCCATAATAATGTATATATTTATAAAATAATTGTGGGGGATGCTTCTGACAATATTGATGGGATATCAAATTTTGGGGATAAGAAATTAAAGACATTTTTCCCAAATTTTGAGAAGAGGGATTACCAATTAAATGAAATATTAAATGAGGCAAAAGTATTGCTTAAAGAAAAAAAGAATAAATCATTGGACAATTTGGTATTGGGCATTAGCAAATCTGGTTTTGTTGGGGATGAGTTTTTTGATAAAATTGGAAGAATAATTGATTTAAAAAATCCATTAATAACAGATACTGGTAAAGAGATGGTTAATGAGATATGCAATGATAAATTAGACCCAACTGATAGGAGTTATAAGAATTTATTGAAATTAATGAATGAAGATGGTTTCTTTAAATTCCTTCCCAAGAAGGATGATGCCTGGGTTGATTTTGTTAGGCCATTTATGAAATTAAGCAGAAAAGAAAAAAAAATTAATAATTAAAACAAAAAAAATGAAACAAAGTGATGCAACAAAGGTTGAATTTTTATTGACATTGAACAACAATATTATTGTTCAGAGATTTTTAAACATTAAAAACATCAATCCAGATGTAAAAGATTCGGTGGAGTTATATGATTTTGTTAAATATTTTTCAGAAGATTTGGAAAAGTATTTAAAGATGAAATCAATTGGTTATTTGGTTGATAATAAAGATAGTATTTTATATGACCCAACAATAATGGAAACATCATCAACAAATGATCCTGAATTTTTCAATATTTATATTAAAATTTCTGACCAAGTTGTTTCTCATAGAATAATTGATGGGAAGTTATATCCACCAAAGGTTAGATACACAGTTGATATTCGTAATTTCATTAAAGAAACATTAAAAGAATTAACATCTATATTAGTTAGTCCCAATCTAACCCACACATATTTAGAAAAGAATTTATTGTCTAACTATTAATAATTTTTTATGTCCAAAAATTTTGATTACTTGGGACAAACGTTCCAACTGCAATTAATTAACCAAATTATTTTGGATAAAGAATTTGCCAGAGCAATATTGGATTTCATTAAAATATCTTATTTTGAAAACAAATACTTCAAGTTAATCATTCAGATGATTAAGGAGTATCACAAGAAATATGATGCTGCCCCAAATTTTCAAACATTGGAGGTTATTGCAAAATCTGAAATATCACAAGAATTGGCTTTAAAAATTGTCATTGATACAATAAATAAGATTAGTTCAGCACCACTTGATGGTGTTGAACTTGTGCAAGAAAAAGCACTTAAATTCTGCAAGCAAGAAGAGGTTAAGATTGTTTTGGAGAAAGCACAAAAAGTTATCAATGAGGGTGATTTTGAATCTTATGATCAACTTGAAGAGTTGTTAAGATATGCCCTTCAAGTTGGAGTTAAAGAAACAAATGGTTTTGAAGTTTTCAATGATTTGAGTAGTGTGTTGGATGAGGATTATAGACACCCCATACCAATGGGAATTAAGGGCATAGATTCCCTTTTAAAGGGGGGTTTAGCCAAAGGTGAGGTTGGAATAGTATTTGCAGGTCCAGGTATTGGCAAATCAACTCTATTGACCTTGGTTGCAAATACAGCATTTAATAATAATTATAATGTTTTGCATATATTTTTTGAGGATAATCCTAAAATTATACAAAGGAAGCATTTAACTTTATGGACCAAAATATCCCCAGATGAGTTGCCTAATAACAAAGAGATAGTATTTGAAACAGTTAATAAAATAAAAGAAACTCATAGTAACAAGTTAATTTTAAAGAAATTACCATCAGATACTTTAACAATGAATCAGATTAAGAATCAAATTAGGAAGATAATTGCTGATGGGGTAAAACTTGATTTGGTTGTATTGGATTATATTGATTGTGTTGTACCTGATAGACAAGGCAATGATGATTGGAAGAATGAGGGTACTGTTGTGCGGCATTTTGAGGCTATGTG